GTGGGACCATTTATTGTAGACCCGTTAAAATTTACATCCGGCAAGATACGCCATACAAATCCAAAGTTATGCCCATCTCCAATATCAAAATCAGAAGATTGTATATAAGCATTAATAGGTGCAGGGGAACTTGTAGACAAATCATCACACCCAAATTCATGATATAGCAGTCTACTATTGTAATCAGCAGCAATAGGGTATTGTTGAATACCAGATTGTATCCAAGCTGTACGAGCCATATTACCATAATACCAAACACGGTCTAAGTAGTTATAGATAACATATTTGTTAATAGAAGTGCCGCTACTAGACTGACTTACATAGAACCACCAAACTTCATTATAAGCTTCGTTAGCACCTGCAAACACTTGGTACGATTGGTCTTGGTTAATATCAGCATAAATATATTGACGTAATGCACATGGCAATACTTCCACACGACCTGAGTATGTAAAGAATCTATCTTTGCCCATCCAATACGTTACGTTATTAACTGTAATCATACTGTTTGGAGACATAATAGAAATGTTGTCCATTAACAACTGGAAGCCCCATATATATGGTGCACCTAAATACTGCATGGAGTAAATAGCTGAATTTGTCCAAACAAGAATTTCTTGGCGGGTTGCTCTTGCACCCATAATGAAAGAACCATTAGATAGTAAATATTCACCAGATTGATTTGATACACTAGGTACCCATTGATATGGATTTGATTGGTCCGACCATCTAACTAACATAGGGTTAAATGTTGTTGCTGAATCATTAGGTGAATATGGGTTAGAACCAAAACAAATTACAAACTGTTGAATAGCTGAAGTAACAACTTGATATGTGGAAGAAGGTACAAAAGCTCCTGCAAAAGAGAATGTGTAGTTACCTGAATTACTTCCGGTTGATGTAGTAGTAATAGGTACTGTAGTTGAACCTGTAATATAATTAGAAGCTACTTGTGTATTTGCTGGTAGGTTAGTTCCGGTAATGTACATATATGGATAGATACTAAGCGCTGCTGTATTAGTCACTGTAATACTTGTAGCTGCAGAACCAAATGTTGCCGCATCTGATAATGCAGTTGTTGTATTAGCATCATTACTTAAATATTGTGCACGAGTAGATACGCCTGTTGAATCTTTCCAATAAAATATAGGGCCACCACGAGGGGCTATAACTAAATCAGAACCAAAGTTATCGTTAGACCATAAACGAAGTTGTTGTCCAACACCTGATGAAAATCCTGTACCCCAAGGACGAGGTTCGGTAGTTATAGTAACACTTGCACCACCACCCGCAGTTCCTGAAGAAGCATTACTTGGGTATGTAATTTGAAATGTGTTAGCTGTTAATACAGTAAGTTGATATGTATTATTAATTGTACCTGTAGAAAACCCAGCATAAGTTGTACCGCCAGCAAACGTTACATACTGCCCCGATGTATATCCATGTGCAGTTTTAGTAACAACAATATTTGGTGAACCATTACTAGGTTGAAACGGATTTGAACCTAAGCTAGAAGTAACCCCTACTGTGCCACCCCAAGGACCAGCACCCCAACCCGTACCTATTGTAAATGTATTTGAACCTGGTGGATATTCATACGCAAGAGTTACTGTTCCACCTGTACCTGAACCTGAAGCTGAAGCATTAGAACCAAAAGTAACAGTATATTGTGTTGTACTTACTACAGTTTGAACTAAGTATGTACCACCCGTAAACTGTACACCATTAACTGCAGTTGTTGATGTAATAACTACATAATCTCCAGCACTAGGGTTATAGCTGCCGTCTGTAATTGTTACTGTAGGAGACCCACTCACAGTAGTAATCGTACCTGCTACTGAAGTTATTGTATTTGTTCTTACGATAGGAGTTATATTATTATATATACCACCAAAGAAAATATAGTATTTGGAGTCTGTGCCAAGACCAATATAACTATTACCCGCACCAGCATCGGCATCTGCCCATACCCATAAAGAACGAGCTATACCAATAAATTGGTCAGTATCTACTTGAGTCCAACCACCTAGCTTTTCAGGGAAGCCTGAACGAAACCGAACTTTATCACCATCATACCAACCACCTTCATTGGAATAATCAGTACCTTCACGGTTTAATCCTGGTCTAAATTGTAGTTTTTGTAATGGCATTAGTAAGGCCTTGTTCCTGATTTATCTATAATTAAAACTTGCTTTTTTGGTTTATCTGCAAAATTATTAGGTATGGATATGTGTACCCAAGAATCAAACTCACGAATAAGTTGGTCATATTCTAAATTCGTCTTTATAATTTCTTTTACTATATTGTCCGGCGTTAAACCCGGCACTCTGATATCAGCCGCACAACCTAAACAATGTTGTGATGTAGGTTTACTTCCTATAGCTTTATTAACTTCTAGGCTACGATATGCCGAATTTACCATAATAGGTCTTTTTAAAATTGCACGAACTTCTTCTAAAAATCTAGCAAGACGTACTAAGTTAGCTTTTACTTTTTCGTCAGGTGTATTATCTAAACCTAAACGTGCAGCTGTTTCACTTTGAGTAAGTTCTTCTAAAGTAAAGTTAGGACTTAGTTTCACTTAGCGACACCCTTAACTTTTTCAAACGTTCTGAATCCACCCAGTCCTAATAAACCACCGAGAGCATACATAAGAGATTGCATATCAAATACGATGTCAATAGCTGGAGCTCCGAATAGAACAACAATCCAATTAAGAATAGGAAAAATAACAAAATGTAATGCGAATGCTGTTCCACAAATCCACCCTATAAAAGGCCTCCATCGGCTAGTAAATTTATCGTTGCTTGCTGCTTCAATTGCGTTAACTTTAACTTGTTCTAAAGCTAATTGAAATTCATTTGATGCCAGTGCTAATTTTAATGATTCTTCTGCTTCTGCACGTTTATTCTTATCAGGTATTACCCTATCTAAAACGCTACCTACTGTTCCTATTATTGTACCAACAATTCCGTCCATAATTTAACTCCTAAGTTACCAAGTGAGTAAACAAATTCCAATTAAAATTTTTATAGAGTAAATGTCCCTGCTGTATTAAATAAAGTTGTAGCATTATTGGTAGATGAACGACCTGCTGTACCTTGTGCACCAAAGTTACCTCCACCATCACTAGTAATTACAGCGTTTACGCCAGTAGTACCACCTTGAGTTGCTCCATTCTGTCTATTTCCCCATCCAGAGCCACCGCCACCGCCACCGCCAAATACTCCTCCAGACTGATTATAAAGCGTTATCGTAGGCGTACTTGTCTCAACAAGAGCTATGCCTCCATCACCTCCACTACCTCCGCTTGAATTGTTTGAGCCTTGTCCTCCAGCACCACCTCCACCTCCAGTAACAATACCATAATTATATATATTAAATATAATACTTGAATCACAATAGATAGCTGAAGACCCTACACCGCCAGATGAGCCACTTGTAGCTGGGTTATTGTCACCATATCCGTTATATCCGTTACTACCTCCAGTACCAATGCCTGATACGTTACCAGCTTCTTGATAAATACCAGCAATGCCTGTAAGCCCTCCCGCACCGCCCGCACCGTATATAGTGCCACTGTTATTTAAAGTAACAATGCTACCCTCAACTAAATTTGTAAGAACTAGGGCAGAGCTTGTAGTATTCCCTGTTCCAATTAGAGATACACCACTATTAACATTTAATACTGCATTTAACTTATTAGTACCAGTCCATCCAGCAGCTAAAGCAACTGTTCTTAAGTCGTAGCTTGTTTGATTAGATGAAATTGTAATATTTAAGTTAAAGTAACCTTGGGTTGTAAAGCCAAACCCACAAGCAGTTGCTGCACCTGAAGTAATATTTAATGGCATTAAGCAAACCTTGTTTGTGATGCAAATACTGTGTAAGTAGCACTTGCTGTTTTAACAATGCTGTATGTGTAAATATCTATACTTGATGGATTACCCGCTGTTGGAGCGGCACCGCCTTGCCATTTAGGAGTCACTGATGTTCCATCTACAGTTACTGCATTATTGTAATAAGCTGTTGCACCTTGAGTGACAAAGAAAGTTACAGTTCTTGTTTCACCTACGGCCATTAATGTATTAAGTGATGTACCACTATTACCCCTAAAGTTAACTGTCCAATTTGCGCTTGCATTTGTTGTATAATATAAAACACTTTGAGTAATAACATCGTAGTTAATTGTGCCTGTTGCAGCTGTTGCAGATATAGTTGTTGTTTCTCCTAAAGTTGTAACAGATGTAGTGCCTCCTATTGTGCCACCTGTAATAGCCACAGCATTTGCATTTTGTGTAGACATCGTACCAAGACTACCCGCTAAGGCTTGTACAAATGCAGTGGTTGCAATATTAGTTGTATTATCGGTTGAAACCGGAGTAAGTGCTTGAGCTCCAGCACTTCCAGTCATAGCAGTTCCAGCATTTACTAGCTGTGATGTAGTAACTGTATAAGTTCCTGTACTACCTGACCCTGTACCAAGTGCTGAAATAGCTGTATTAGCTGAAAGCCCCGTTCCAGTTATTCTTTGCCCAACAACTAAAGTACCTGAAGCAACAGCAGTTACGTTTAATATAGTACCTGCACCGCCTGCACCGTTACTAATACCTGCTGTAAATGATGCCGTCCCATAAGTAGATAACGCACTTGTAGCTGAAAGAGTGCCTGTAATTGTTGTATTGCCTGTTACAGATTGTGTTCCTGCTATTATACTGTTTCCGGCAACGCTGAAGTTACCCGCAGAACCTGATATACCTGAGTAAAAATTAATTCCATCACAGAACACCAATACAGAAGCGCCAGTAGGCACAGTAGCTAAAT